GCCCAAGCCTGGTTAAGAAACAATTCTCCCTGTACTGTTTACAGGGTTCTGGGTCAGCAGCTCGAAGACGCCGCCGAGGGCGCCGACGCCAAGGCTGGCTGGACAACCGCTAACTCCCCTGCCGCCGGCGCCACTCATGGTGGCGCTTATGGCTTGTTTATATTCCCCAACCCGGATAATTATGAGGATTCAGGTGCCACTGGTACAGCAGCGTCAGTAACTATGAATGTTACTACCACTGCTGAAATAGGAACTGGAACTACATACACAGTTACTTTGCCTGATGGGTCTACTACGATAGCCATAACGGGTCACTCGACAATCGCGACGTCGGACTTCGGCGGCGTGTCGGTGTCCGCCGCGGGCGTATTCAGATGCACAGTCGACGGCGCCGGAGCAGTCGATTTAAGTAACGTACTCAAGGCAGCTGAAATAGCAGCTGCCTTTAACTCTCACGGCAGCTTAAGTGCTGTTTCTAGTGATGTTGGTGGTAACGGCCGAGTGGTTATTACGACTGTTGCCAAGGGGAGTGCAACCAACAGCGCCGTTTTAAATGTTAACGATGCAGGCGCTCAAGGTACTGACCTGGCCGATGGCAATCACAGTTTCACTGGCGGCTCAGGGCCCGCTGTCACCGGTTCTCTAGCTGCTGTCTGGTATGTACAGGCAGGATCTGTTGTTCTTTCCGGAACAACTCGTGCAGGCGCTGAAGCAGAGGGCGCTGGTGTGATGATTCGAAGCAATACTTCTAGTCCCCAGTTTGTTGCAAAAATTCGCGACAGCGCGGTGTCTCCTGCCACAAAGCATGAAGCTACATTTAATTTTGATAGAGACTCAAAGCTTTTTATTCGAAAAGTTTTTAACACAGACCCCACCGTAACAAATGGTGATTTAATCTATACCAACGCAGCTGCCGGCTTCGGCGATGCAGAGAAAAATTATTGGCTTGGAGAAACATTTGAATCCAACGTTGGAAATAAAGGCGCTGAGAACTCTCAGCTTAAAGTAAGCGGATCCACGCCGGCCAATAATCACGTGCTTGGTGTTATTCTTCAGCTGGACTCAGCCGTCGGCACGAGTATCGGATGGGAGGACCATCAACAAGTGGCCAAAGCTGCAGCAACGGGATGGTTCATTTCTCAGGATACACGTGGTGCTACAACTGCTAGCTTTAATCCTACTAGCCATGCAGAAAAACTTTTCAAGATTCATGCGCTGGGAGGCTCCGGAGGTTCCGAGGATCCAGGCTGCGGCGAGGCAACAAACAGAGACATAAAAATTTCTATTGAAAATATAAAAGTTCCCAGCGACAACTTTAACAAATGGGGTACTTTTAGTTTAGTCGTCCGACGTTCTTCTGACTTTGATCATAGACCACAGGTAATAGAGCGGTATTCAAATCTTAATTTGAACCCGTCATCTGCTAATTACATTAGGAGAGTTATTGGTGATAGATCTTATAGTTACGATGCATCAACAAAACTAATAACCGACCTCGGCGAATATGAAAATAAATCTAAACATATCAGAGTTGAATGCTCTCCCTTCCTCGATGGTGGTGGAGCTGAAGGATACGTACCATTCGGCGTATACGGGCCATCGGTACCCAGAACTTGGACGCTGATAAGCGGCTCCGCCGGCACCGGAGCCGACGCAGCCAACCCGCTATCGAACTGGGCTACGGGAAACGGCCTCTTGCCTGATTCTGCACTTGTTGACAACCATGCTACTAACCACCTCGTGTTTGCTGCAGATGTGCTAACAGCTTCAATTGAATTTCCAACGACTAGATTAAGAGTTTCTTCTTCAGAGGGTGGGCTAGCTTTAGCCTCGAAGGCCTACTTTGGATATCAGTCAGCCATCCTAGACAAAAAGAGGTTTGACCAAACAAACTTGGACTTACTCCGGAGCAAGCCTGCAGACCATGATCCACATGCTGTTGTTGACGACAAATCACAGTGGTCATGGGTATTTACACTAGACGACGTCCAGCAAAATGCTGCTGATACAGATCATAATGTGTGGGTATCTGGATCCAGAGCAACGGGAAATTCTTGGACAGTGAAGAGCGGTTCAATAACTGGGGCCCTCGACCAGGACATTGATCAGTTTACATCTCCGATGTTTGGCGGTCGCGACGGGTGGGATATCACTGAAAAAGATCCCCTTCGCAATACGTTTACGTCCCCTGGGGGCTCGTCTGGAACAAACAGAACTAATTATGCCTTCTACAGCTTAAAGAAGGCCATTGATATAACTGCGGATCCTGAGTTCGTTGAATATGACGTTGCATGCATGCCTGGCGTTACCAATGGACCGTTAAATACTGCCCTTGTTGAGGCCTGTGAGTCAAGAGCTGATTCCTTGGCTATCATTGATCTAAAAGGCAATTACGAACCGCCTCATGAGCACGATGCACTCCCTACGGATCCCAATTACGCCGGTTCTGTGGGTGACGTAGTTCTTGATTTAGGATCTTTGAATATTAATTCAAGTTATGGCTGCACTTTCTATCCGTTTGTCAGGATTAGAGACACCATCAACGATGCGGTGCTTTATGTACCACCTTCAGTTGTTGCTTTGGGCACTTTCTCAAGCTCACAGCGCAAATCAGCAGTCTGGTTTGCTCCAGCTGGGTTTACCAGGGGTGGCTTAAGCGAGGGCTCAGCAGGACTTCCGGTAATCGGCGTCAAAGAGCGTGTAACCTCAGCCATGAGAGACAAGCTCTACGATGCAAACATCAACCCGATTGCTACGTTCCCAGCCGAGGGCATCGTAATCTTTGGACAGAAAACCTTACAGGTCACGCAATCTGCGCTGGACAGAATCAACGTACGAAGACTACTTATTTATCTCAAGAAAGAAATTTCTAGAATTGCAGCCAAGATTCTGTTTGATCAGAATGTTCAGGCTACTTGGGATAGGTTCACCGGTAAGGTCGTACCATTCCTTGAGGGGGTTAAGGCTGGTCTGGGATTAACCGACTTCAAAGTTGTGCTGGACGAAACTACAACGACGCCCGATTTGATTGACAGAAATATCTTGTATGCAAAGATTTTCTTGAAGCCTGCAAGAGCTATTGAATTCATCGCTCTTGACTTCATTGTTACCAGAAGTGGCGCATCTTTTGATGATTAATTTTTAAGCTAGACTATTTATAGAGACAGGAGACCAAATACATGCCATTTTTTTCAGATTCAGGTCCAGGTGGATTTCAGCCTAAAAGAGCTTTTAGGTTCTTAGTTAGTTTTACTGAGTTATCTAACATGACTTTTATGGTAAAAACCTGTGATAAACCATCCTATACTATTAAAGCCGGAGAGCACCAAATTCTTAACCATGTATTCAAATTTCCAGGCAAAGTAACTTGGGAGGATGTTTCAGTGGAATTTGTTGACGCAGTTGACCCCAACGTTGGTTCAAAATTTTATAACGCCCTATTAAACGCTGGTTATGTTAATCCTGTTGATTCGACTAGCCTTTTGACTGGTATAACCAAAGTTCAGGCTACCAGTACTTTGGGAGAAGTAAGAATAAAACAACTAGATGGCGGTGGGGTCCTACTTCCAGCTGGTGTCGACCCAGGTGATATAATCGCTGCCGTTGACGATACCAGAATTGTTGAAGAGTGGACGCTTAAAAATGCTTGGCTCAATAACGTTGCCTTTGGAAAACTGACTTACGCTACTGAAGATTTGGTTAGTATTACTGCTAAGATAACTTTTGATTACGCTACATATAGCGCGGTTCCTGGTGGCATGGTTTATAAAGGTTAAAACGAGGTTTAAATGAGAAACAATCAAAGGCGCACAGGTGCCCCGAGCCAAAGAGGCCGCTCAGCACCTACTGCCCCGGCCGTGACTTCTAATTTGGTGTATCAAGTACCTACAGAGTTTGTTGAACTTCCCTCTAGGGGGATCTTCTATCCCGAAGGACATCCGTTACGTAACCAAGAAACTGTTGAAATAAAATTTATGACAGCCAAGGAAGAAGATATATTGGCTTCCACAGCTTTAGCTAAAAAAGGATTGATTTTAGATCGACTTTTGGAAAACATCTTGGTCCTCGATATGGAACCTGACAGCTTGTTACTCGGCGATCGATCTGCAATAATGGTCGCTACAAGAATCTCTAGTTACGGAAAGATATATGAAACTGAAGTAACATGTCCTTCCTGTGAACTCAAAAATAATTTATTGTTTGATCTCACTAAAATGAATATAGGTGGCCGTTGCTTTGACGAGCAATTTATGACGGACAACTCAATTGAGATTGATAATGGTCTACTTGTCGTTACATTACCTACAACTGAATTAAAAGTTGGTCTTAGACTTATAGACGGACACAGCGAAAAAGAAGCTGGCAGTATTACGGAAAATAATCAAGATACCGCAGTAACAACATTTTTGTCTACTCTCGTGGAGAAGGTGGAAGACACTTTTGATCGCGATCAAATAGAAGAATTTATTAATAATATGCCTGCAAAAGATTCAAAGTATATTAGAGACGTCTATTCTAAGCTTATTCCAAACATAGAATTAAAAGAAGATTTCTCGTGCTCTCGGTGCTTTCATCAGAAAGAAATGGAGGTTCCGCTTAGTGCGGACTTTTTTTGGCCTAAATGAAGAGTACATGGAATCGGTCTATGAACAATTTTTTGTTTTGCAATATCACGGTGTTAGTAGTTTCCTAGAAGCTTACAATTTGCCCGTTGGTTTGAGAAAGTGGTATTTAGGTAAGCTTAAAGAACAGTTTGATCTTGAAGCGGAAGCCATGAATAAATAATTGGTTGCCTGTTAACCTTTTTAATTTGTTTTTGCTGACTATTTATTAAGTCTAGGAGTACACGTAACATGTCAACAAAAGACCCACAAGCACTTGCGGCCGAGGCCGCGGCACTCGCAGCTTCTCTTGAGAAGCTTGGCGCTGATCTCGAAAATTTAAGTGCGAAACAGGAAAACCTGCTTGTTCAGCAGGGCGCCCAGCTAGAACAGTACAAGCAGCAGGCTGCTCAATTAGAAAACATTATAGCAACAAAAAGCAGAGAGCTGGCTGTAGAGAGAGAAAAAGCAGTTGTCGACACCGCTGCCCAAGCGCGCCTTGAACAGAGCATACAAACAGCCAAAGCTCAAGCAGCAGCATACCAGGCAAACCAGGCATCAATTGATGCTGCTTTGCAGAAAACACAAGCTAAGCGCAAGGAAATCAGGAACGAAAATGTCAATCAGGCTATAAAAGATAGCAAAATGAATATGGATCATATCCGGGAACAAACGAATGCGCAATTGAATCTCAGCCAGGTCGCCCTTGAATCCGGCCGCGGCATGGCGGAAGGCATGGGTGCGACGGTTCAGGGATTTAGTAAAGAGATGGCGGCCATGGCCTTCTTATTCCCAGGCAAAGCCCAAAGTGTTGTTCAAGATTTGAAAGATGATTATGGCCACATGCAAACCGAGATCAAGAAGGTGGGCAAGGAAACTGGTATTGTGGGTGCCGGATTTGAAAAACTCCAGGTTATGTCGGCCGATACTGACTGGGCCCGACGAATGATGCCGCAAGAAGCCATTGACCAAATGAACAAAATGGGGGGCACCATAGACAACACAGGCCTTAGAATAGCTGATACTAGTCCTACCTTCCAGGCGATGCATGATAATATACAAATAATGCGCTCTTCTTTCATGGAAGCGAACCAAGGCATCGCAGTCGTCTCTGCCAACCTATTTGCTAACATGAAAAAAGTGGGTGTGCCGTTGGAGTCCTCAACAAAATCTTTTGATAACATGAACAAGGTTATTCGTCAGACGCCAATGGACTCAGCTAAATCTGTAAAATCTCTACTTTCTGTTGCAGATACTTTGGAAATTAGTGCTGCACGAGCATTTAAAGATTTTAACGATAACATAGGAACGATGTCCCAATATGGTGAAGGAGCTATTGATGTTTTTTCAAGGTTGGAGGCGCAGTCTATCAACACTGGTCTAGGCGTTAACAGACTGACTGAATATGCATCTGGTCTTGATACTTTCGAAGGCGCCGCAAAGGTTGCACAGCAATTTAATGCTGTTATGGGCGACACTTTTTTGTCGACAACAGATCTAGTGAACGCCGACCACGATGAGAAAATTTTGATGATTCAACAAGCCATGGAGGAATCAGGAGTCAGCTTTGAGACTGCAGATCGTAGGATGAAACAAGTAATAACAAGCGCCCTCGGCCTAAACGATACAGCTGAAGCGGCCAGACTGTTATCCGGTGGTACTGCAGCTGATTACGAAATCAAAGCTAAGCAAGTAAGCACCGAAGCAAAAAGCAACGAAGACATTCAGGCACAAGTCAATCAAACTCTTACCATGCAGGAGCAATTGACTAAAAGTAGTACTGCCATGCAGGGTGGCATGTATAAATTTAATGAAAGAGCACTAGAATTTGGAGAAAAAGGCGCCAAGATTGTGCTGGGCACGTTTAAACAAGTTTTAGGAGTAGCAAAGGATTCGGAAGCTGCTGCTTTGGGAACAGTTGCTGCTTTTGATCTGATAATTACTGGTGGAACTGGAATTGCGGAGTCTCTAGCAAAGGGGAATCTTACGGAAGCTGTTGGGAAAGTCATCACCGGCGGCGCAGTCATCGGTGGTGCTTCTCTGATACCGGAGGCCACTGATGCCATGGGCCTTCACCCCGGAGGGGGCCCGACGACTACCGGACCTCGTCCCATGGGCCTAGCAGAAAGAGCCAGGCTCGAAGCTGAGAGATCACAGGGGGCAACCGGGGAATCAGGCTTAGCAGACCAAATATTGCAGCTTACAAACGCGATAAGAGAAGGGTCTCTTTTACAGGCCGATATAACAACAAATGTACAATTAGACGGGAAAACAATAGATACTATAACACAAAGAACATCTGCTCAAGCCGTTGCCAATGTTAAAGAGAACATGACCAGAACAGCAAGAGGACTACCACCAGAACAGGTCCCTGCATGATAAGGAATAACTATAATGCCTAAATTTTTTCAAACAGAGATAGCTGGATATGCCGGAGAGAAAAACACTTTTCAAAATGTTAAATTTAAGAAACGTGATTTTAATAATAGTGATGCAGCATCGTCGGGTACAATACTAGAATTTATTCCAGTGCATATTAAAAATCCTCCTGTTATACAATTTTTAGCTTATTTAGGAACCCTTGCTGATACTTTTAGTGCTGGGTTCAAATCGGAACAGCCATTTGGCAGGAGTGATCCATACCATATTTGGTCTAGCAACAAGAGAAGCATATCACTTAATTTTATTCTACCGTCTAGCTCTGTCGCGAAAGGCTTAGACAATTTAAACAACTTAAGTTGGTTGTTGGCGGCGATGTACCCTTCATATAAAGATAAGTTTACCGCGACATCTGTGTCTGCGTCGCCAATGTTCAGGGTAAGATACGGAAACTTAATAGCGTCAATGGCCAACGGCGGCTTGGGTATACTGTGTATAATCAAAAGAATAACAGTGACACACAACCATAAAGAGGGATATATTGGTGCAGTTGCTTCTGGGATGCGTACTGGCGGAGGTACTACCGCAGGTGTTTTAATAAAATCTGCGGGATTTGAAAATATTGTCAGAGATGGTGAAAAGATTTTAATTCCAAAAGAAATAAAAATTAATCTTGGATTGGACATTGTTCATGATCATGCTATGGGGTGGGATCATCAAACCGGCCACTGGCGCGCCGGCTCATCGGCCCCCGGATATCCATATAAGTTTGGTCTGGTCCGAGATACAAAGGATGGCCCCAGCATGGATCCCGCCGGCCGAGTCGAAGAAGATACTACAACACCAACACCCGCACCCGCAGTTGCAGCCCCGCCACCCGGGAGTCCGCAGGAACAGCAAAACAATGTAAGCGCACAAACAGTAGTTAGTGATACCAGCGCTGACGTTGGTATAGAAAGTTCTAATGTTAAGTAGGGAACAAATATTATGAGAAGGTATAAAAATCAAAAAGTCTTTACAAACGATACCGAGCCTTATAGGAAATATCTTAAAGATCGAGGCATAAAACAAGTAAAACAATATGATACGCCTCATATGAGATATCCTACAGCGCAGGAGGCATCACAGACTTTTACTACAATTAGACATATTTGGGGTACTGGAGACAGGTATTTTAAGCTGGCAAATGAATACTATGGAGATTCTAATATGTGGTGGGTTATCGCTTTTTATAATCAAAAACCAACAGAATTTCATATAAAATTGGGCGATGTTATTTATATACCAACTCCTTTAGATTCTATTTTGTATAGCATAGGATATTAAAATGGCTAAAGATATTACCAGCGCCGACGGTACAACTGATTTAAATACTAAGAAAGACTCTGCCAAAGTTCGCGATAAGAAACATTTAACGAACGACAACAGAGACAGAGAAAGTATTGAACAATATATTTTAAGTCAGAACATTGACAAAGCCGCAAATTATTATCATTCTAGAAAAGATCTTTTCAACTATCAAACGTACAGACAGGTTAACGGTGACGGTACACAAATTGTTAATAAGTTAAGAGGTATTGATAATGTTGGTGTATTTTATGGTATAAAAACTTCTGTACTATCTCTTATGCAGCCAAAAATAAGAATTTATAAGGTTAATTATGAAGAAGCAGTTTTTACTGAAGACGGCACCCCTGACGAAGGAAAAATAGAATCTTTGCCATATCCTTGTTATAAAGAGTTCAAATTTTCTGACAACTTTGGTCAAGAAACAGCGGCGACCGTACAAGATTATTTAAAATATGAAAGCTCAAAACCTACCTATCGAAATGTCGGCTTGAAATCGTTTACAATTACCCAGGATGGCAAGTCGCATGGTATACTCGAACAAAATATTGCGTGTACTTTAGTAGTAACGTTTAAGTCGTTGAAAGATCTTAATGCGCAACCACCAGGTGAGCCTAACCCTGAAAAGGGTGGTCTTAGATATGTTGATTTGATATTGTGGCCTCCCGCAAAATTTGTAAAAGATTCGGAAACATACAATCCTAAACATTATGAAATAAAAGTTGTTATGGGCTACACTTCTCCCTCGAAACAGGCTTTAGAGGGCCTGAACTTATCTCCAAAAGAAGTACAAATGATCCACGATATTGAAAAATTGAATACTTTGGTTTCCCTTTCTTTGGTAGACTACAAGTTGAATATAGGAGAACAAGGCCAGGTTTCCATGACTGCTAATTACCGAGGTCGCTTGGAGACGGTAGTTGGCACCAACCAAGTTAACATTTTTCAGGATACAATGAGGGTGGGCAAGGGCGGTAAGAAAGAAATTTCCAAAACAGTTGACCCTAAAAACAACCCTGCACATGTTTTTAAAGTGCAGGCTATGATACACGAATTCCACAAAGGTTTAAACGAGACGGCCTGCAAAGATGATAAATGCACATCAAGGAAGAAACTTAGACAAGTTCTGGTAGGCGATCCTGTTTTTTCCTCTGTATATGAAGAGGCCGGCGGCCCAGCGATTACTGTAAAAAAGGGTGTAACAAAAATTGTTGGCGATGGCGAGGACATATTTATATGGTTTAAAAATTTAGACAATGCTAATGCAATGCTGGCTATCATACGAAAAAGAGTTGGCTCTTTTAAGAAAGATATATACAAAACCTTTGTTGATCAACTTATTACTGGTAATGATCAGAGAGACGACGGCATTCCAGAAACTAGATTATTTTGTATTAACGTACCTAAAAGAGAGGTTGAAAAGTATTTGGGCGGCGTTCCAGAACCTGAACCTAAATCCAACCCTGGCCAAGCTGAAATAGAATATTTAACTTCACAAGGCGTTAGTTACGAAGATGCAGCACAACAAGCTATCCAAGGCGGAACAACGGCGACGCCTAAGGGCGAACCACAAATTAAAATTGATCGATGTAACAAGCTGGTCGCAAAGGACGCTGCACTACAGAGTGAGGTAGCCCAAGATGTAACAACCGTGGTGGAGAACCAGACTGCCTCTACTGATAGCAAAACGGGTGACAAGAAGAAAGATCCTTCACGTACATCAACTCTTAACTATGATGGAGAAAATTATAAATTTTATTTTGTTTACCTTGGTGATTTAATAGAGCTAGCTTGTAAAAACGCCGGGTTTAGAGCTTTGGATTTGGTTAATGCAGATACAATGGGCGAGCTACATTCAGAGCAGGGAAATCAGGGCTCTGGTGAAAGAGCTTACCCTCCGTTCCCTGAAACTTCTTATTATGGTAACAACAAAAAAAAGAAGGGAGAGCTGAACAAAGAGGCAGGCTTAAGCTACGGCCTCAGCGGTACTAGGGTTTTGTTGGGCCCAATGGAATATGTCGATGCTCAAACTGGCAAAATAAAAACTATAAACTTGGCACAATTTCCGATATCATTTAATTATTTCAGAGCTTGGTTTTTAAAAAAGGTTATTAGTAAAAAAAGACCGTCCTTGCCGTTGGGAGACTTTTTGACAACCTGCCTAAACAACCTAGTTATACCTGCTATGGGAGTTGGAATGCCCAAAAGTGTTAAGGCCCCAAAAACTAGATCGAGTATGGTCGCCTTAACTTTACCCGGTATGCAAACAAAAGAACAACCAATAAATATTTGTGGCAGAATGGTTGGCAAGGTGGCAGAGTTGTTGCCTCTTCATCGGGCTATTGATGTTGACAGCCCAATTTTTAAACAGACATATCTGGATAAGTTAAAAGGCGGCCAATCATCTGAATCGATGCTCAAAACTTCATATGATTATTTATTAATGTACGTGACAACTGTAAAGAACCTTAGATCTAGAGCCGGCAATCCTGTTGTTGATTTAAAAGATGGAATTTATCATTTTAATATTGGATCGGATACGGGTCTTTTAAAGAAAATGGACTTCAAGCGCGTCGCGCTTTCTGGAATGGCTGAGCTGAGATTTAAACAGTCCCAAGAACAGGGAGTCAGCGCGCTAGCTCAGTTAAAATTTCCGTATAATACGAATTTAGATTTAATTGGAACTTCACTTTTTACACCGGGCATGTATTATTATGTAAACCCAAGCATGGCCGGCCTAGGCAGTGTTGAAGATGCGAGATCTTTAGCATATCAAATGAATCTTGGTGGGTACCATTTGATAATGAACGTGACGAGCACAATTTCCGCAGGTTCTTACACAACAAAAGTTACAGGAGTACAGACACAACAGGGAAAACCTAAATAATGTCTGAGAATCTCACCGAGTCGATATTTAATTCAAAAAATAATTTAAGTAATTATTATCCGAATTTAGCTGGGGTTGGTGTTTTTGATTTGGAACGTAAACATTTGTTTTATGGGCGTATAGATCCTAAGGGCGACGCAATTTATTTGGACGATTCAAATTTAAAACAAATTTATGGTGGTTCTAAGAAGACACATTTTGCAGCTGACTTTGTTAGCGAAGCTTTTTTTAATCTTAGAAGGAGTGTTAAAAAAGCGGCCGACCGCGGATTAATTAATAGAAGTGGCGCATATTCTATTAATTTAAGGGCACACAAGGCATGGGACTACCATGATTTAGAATTCAGCTACAATCAATATTTAAATAAATTATATACTGATTTTGTCAACAATTACCTTGAGATTGATCGACGACATGAAAGAATAAAAGATCATAAATCTTTTATTAAGGAATTTGTACGATATGCTTTAAGAAATGCTCATTATTTTCCAATTACAAAAACTGGTTTCGTTCTTTCGACTCACTGTAGTCCGTTTATTAGTGGGCTGATGGTCGAGATAGCATCGGAGCAACACGGATTACCTACTAATACCGCGATACTTAAATATACAAAAGATCCAAACTTTGTTTTCTTCGCAAAAGAAACAAAAAAATATGGATTTATGCTAGATAAGAATGCACCATGGCGATTAGTTTTTAATTTGGCGTCTGGCTGGACTGGGAACACTTCTTCAAATTCTAAACTGGCAGGCGGACAAATGTCCATGAATCACTTTGGAATTGATTATGGAAATGTGTTTGATTATTATTATCGACGGCCACATATGGAAGAAGCTCTAAACATAAAAAATGTGTTTGAAACTCTTTACACTTCTTTTTATCAACAATACGGCACATACGAAGAATTAATTCAGCACAAGAGTTCCTCTGTTAGATGTCAACGCCCTGTTAAAAACATCAGGAGAAACAGACAACCTCCACAGGATATGACCAACGAGGAACATCACGAATACTGGTTAAAAATTATTCTCAAATTAAGGTTTGCAGAAACTAAATTTCATCACACAACACAAAATTTTAATTTTTTTGTTAATGAGATGCTGGACAACAAGAGGGCCTTTGGTCTAGACGCCGCTCTTAAATATATTAATGACTTGACAAAGGGCTTCTTTGTTCCTAACTTTGTAAAGAGAGGTTCCTTCTGGGGCGGCATGACTGAAGATGAATACCAGCAAAAAAAGAAAATAGCTTTGGAAAGAGCTGTGAATCCCAGCACCGTTAATTATCCTCTCACCGCCACCAAAAATATTAAATGAGTTAAGTTTGCTTTTTCAAACGTTAGACAATAAGACTGGATGTATAGCTTTGTACGTTGATGGACGAATCACAAAGGATTACAATAGTTCAGAGTTAACAGGCACCTGGGCTCCATCGGCTCACTTTCAGAAACAAAATATTGAATACGCTAATATCTGGGCTCAAGGCGAGCCACTAGATACCTGCTGTCCAAACGAGTTGAAAGAAGAGTGGCAGATGGTTAATAAAAAGGCCATGGCTTTTTTGAATTCGTTTCATAAGAGCAAAATTAATTTGCAGGAAGTATGCTTTTACGATTTGCTACCAAACAATTTTTTATTGTATTTCCATAAATTGAAAAACACAATTACCAAACATATTTTCGATACGCGTTCTCGTCCAGAAAATCATGATTTTATGTTTGACCTGATACTTCTTCTCAAAAAAATCGAGTCACAAAACTTGAGTTTAAACTTTAAGAATTTGGATATGGCAAGTGATAAAATACGAAAGATACTGCCCAAGATCAAAGACACATCTTGCATTATTAGTTACAACCCATGGGGCACCATTACAGGTCGCTTGACGACTAACAAGAACAGCTTCCCTATTTTAACCCTGAACAAGGAGCTGAGGCCGGCCTTACAGCCAAAAAACAGTTATTTTCTAGAACTGGATTATAATGCTGCAGAAATTAGGGTTTTGTTTTCTCTCCTGGGCCAGACACAACCAAGCGGCGATATCCATAATTGGATTGCAGAAAATATTTTTGATAACAAACACGACCGCGCCCAGAGCAAAAAGAAGGTTTTCGCATGGCTCTACAATCCAAAAGCTAAAAATAAAAAATTAAATAGCTATTTGAATCGAGATGCTTTATACGATAAATATTATAAAGATGGCTACGTAGAAACACCGTTTGGACGCAAGATCAAAGTGTCAGAAGACAAGGCAGTTAATTATCTCATACAGAGCACAACTAGTGATTTGTTCTTGACATCTGCAATCAAAGTTGATAAGATGTTAGAAAATAAAAAATCTAATATATGCTTTTGTGTACATGATAGCTTGGTATTGGACTATGCTGAGGAGGATCAGAGCATCTTAAATGAAGTTGCACAAGAATTTTCAAATACCAAATTTGGCTTTTTTAACACAAATTTGAGTCTAGGCAAAAATTTTGGAAGTATGAGGAAGGTGAGATGAATATTGTTGGCTTGGGAAGCGCCGGATGCCAAATAGCTAAAAACTTCCAGGATTATGGACAATATCAAGTTTTTTGTATTGATGTAGAAGATAAAGGGTACCCCACCTTTTTACCTCTAAAACATCAAATTTCTCATGAGAATTATGAAAAAAACTATAAAAAGCTGAAATTAGCAAAGTGCAAAGGAGAAACAACTTTCATCGTGAGCGGGACAGGAAATGTCAGTGGTTGCAGCTTGAGGATATTGGAACAATTAAAAGAGAATCCAATTACAATTATCTATGTAAAACCTGATATTGTACAAATATCAGATGAGCAGGCTCTAAAAGATAGAGCTACTTTTGGCATAATGCAGCATTACGCTAGGTCGGCGTTGTTTGAAAATATGTATATTATTTCTAATAGTTTGGTTGAGGCCGCAGTTGAAACTGTGTCAATCAAAAGCTATTGGGAGGATATAAATAATATAATTTCAAGTACATACCATATGTTAAATGTATTTAACAAAACAGAACCATTGTTGACGGTGTCCTCTCCCAAGCCTATTACGGCAAGAATTGGCACTATGGGCGTTGTTAACTATGAAACTAACAAAGAAAAATTATTTTACGATATGCAGTATCCAAGATCAAAAAATTATTTTTATGGTATTAGTGAGAAGACGCTGGAAGAAGACAAAGAAACGCTACACAGCATACGTTCTTTTGTAAGAGCACAGGCTGCTGAAAGAGTGGCAGCAAATTTTAAAATTTATTCAACAAACTACGAACACAACTACATTTATTCGACGCATTATGCGTCATTTATTCAGGAACAAAAAATAGAATAATATATTTTACTTCTAATTTAAAGTTATTATTTTGTATAATAGACGGTCGGAAGATTAGCCGACTGTACTATAGCTAAAAGCAAAAAGGAGAAATACAAATGGGTATTGATTTAGCAAAAATGAAGGAAAAGCGCGACGCCCTAGAAAATCGCGGCGGTCAGAGTGTTTTCTGGCGACCAGACGACGGAGAGACAACGATTCGAATCGTACCAACTCCCGATGGAGATCCGTTTAAGGAGTATTGGTTTCATTACAACTTGGGCAGAAACCCAGGTTTTTTGAGCCCGAAGAGAAATTTTGGTGAAGATGATCCGCTAAATGACTTTGTTCGTCAACTATACAAGGAAGGATCTGATGAATCTATTAAGATGGCCAAAGACTTGTCTGCTCGTCAACGCTTCTTCGCACCGGTTCTAGTGCGCGGCGAGGAAGATAAGGGTGTACGACTATGGGGCTTCGGTAAGACTGCATACAAAGAATTACTGAACCTTGTTCTTAACCCTGAATACGGTGATATCACCGATACTGATGAGGGCACTGATTTGACCATCAATTATGGTAAGCCACCTGGAGCACAGTTCCCACAAACTACAATTACGCCTCGCCGTAAGCCGTCGGCTATGGCTGGGACTGAGGAGGAGATTGGTAAATTTTTAGATCAAATTCCTGATTTTGATTCTGTCTTCGAGCGAAAGACACCGGAGCAGGTCCAAGTCATGTTGGATGAGTTTTTGCTTAGTGAGGATGACGCAGAAGATGTTTCTGTTGAAACCACAAAATATAGCAAGTCCACCGGCGGTACTGCCGTTGACAAGGCTTTTGCTGAACTTCTATCATAAGTTCCTCCACCGCAGGGAGGCCTGGGTTTACAGAGGTCTCATTTTAAAATTTATTTAACAACTAATTAAGGTTATGGACATTTTCATAATAATAGCCATGTCAATTGGTTTGTTTATATCGGGTATGTCACTTGGTGCTTATATAGAAAACAAAAGACTTTATTCAGTAAAACTTGTTAAAAGCATTAATCAATCTCTCAAAGAAACACAACAATTATTGATTCCGCTAACAGACAAGATAACACATTTTGATATGAGACAAAGGCACTTTATAAACCATACTCTCGTTGATTATAGATATATGAGGGATCCAGAGGAAACGATGGACATCCCTGTTTACGAGTCACTAACAAGCGAACTAGATTTAAAAGAGGAAGAATGGCGAGAAAATCAAAGAAACTGGGAAGATTAAGTATTGGTGAGATGAGAAATCTCATTAACAAAAAGGCCGGCATTGAAGTAGCTTTTGATCTAACAAAAGAAAACCCAACACAAGTTAAAGATTGGATTTCTACTGGTTCACGCTGGCTTGATAGCATTATTTGCCGTGGGCAATTGGCGGGTATACCAGTTGGCAAAATTGTAGAAATCGCTGGCCTTGAGGGCTCAGGGAAGTCGTATATGGCAGCACAGATAGCAGCTAATGCTCAAAAAATGGGCATGGATGTTGTATACTTTGATTCTGAGTCAGCCATTGATCCAAGCTTCCTAACAAACGCCGGCTGTGACATCGACAACTTGTTGTACACACAACCTCCTAGCGTTGAGTATGTCTTGGAGACTATTGAAGAATTACTAGGCTCAAATGACAATAGAATGTTGTTTATCTGGGACTCACTAGCTCTGACTCCTTCTGTGAGTGATGTAGAGGGCGATTTTAACCCTCAATCTTCGATGGCAGTTAAGCCTAGAATTCTGGCTAAAGGAATGTCCAAATTGACAGTTCCTATCGCCGCCTCCAAATCAACTTTTTTGGTCTTAAACCAGCTTAAAACAAATATTACCCGGAGCCCATCCGAAGCTATGACAACACCATATGTCACGCCCGGTGGAAAAGCGATGCACTACGCATACTCATTGCGTATCTGGCTGACAAAACGCAAGGCCAAGGCCTCGTTCATCGTGGACGATAATGGATATAGAGTTGGCTCTGAAGTCAAGACAACATTAAAGAAGAGCCGTTTTGGTACGGAAGGACGCCAATGTACTTTTAAAATTCTTTGGGGCGAAAACGTAGGCATCCAAGATGAAGAAAGTTGGCTAGAAGCCATAAAAGTTTCTGATAATTTAAGACAATCAGGCGCATGGTACGACCTTGTTTACAAAGATGGCACCAGCGAAAAGTTCCAAGCCGCTAAGTGGAAAGAAAAATTACAAAGCGAGAAATTTAAAAATAGAGTACTTCAAATAATGGATGAAGAGATTATTATGAAGTTCATTAATCGATCTGGTGATGCAGCCAGCTTCTATAACATTGATAAGGAGGAAGAAAATGCATGAATTAATTATTCAAATTTGTTTTGTCGTGGCCGGTGTGGTAACAGGTTGCACTGACGGCCATATACAAACAAGCGATCCGTATTTGACGAGTCAGGAGGTGTCACCTGTATATGTATATGATGCACCTCAATGTGTTAGTAACCACTACCACAGATCTCACACACCGTCGATTACCGTCGGCGCGCTTCGTTTGTATTGGCCTACATACACAAGCCATCACCGAGCACATCCTTGGTGCACTAACGCTCACAGTCACTACCATGGAAATCATTGGTATACCTGGAAGAAGAAGTACAAGACTTGGAACAGGCACAACCACCACGCTCACCGCCCGGGCGCCCATTATGGACATCATAAGAAGCACAAGAAACGGAAGGTTATTGTACATCGCCCCGGTCCTTCGAAGGTGGTTATTAAGCCAAAGGGAAAATATAACCATCATCGCAAGCACAAGGCGAAGTCACGACACCATAGATCAGGCCCGGCGAACGTGATTATCAAGCCGAAAAAAAACAAGCCTAATAAAAGTAAAAGCCGCAAATATCATCACAAGAAGAAGGCTCACAAGAAGAACCCGAGGTCAAAGGTACAAAAAAATTATCGGCGTAATAATTCAAAAACCAAGTTAAATATTCCGCCTAATTTATATAAGAGAAAAGATAAGCCTGGCGCCAGGAAAAAGCACAATCGGCGAAAGCATAAAAGTAAAAGACAAAATAGCCGTCGCGACCGACGATAAACAAGAAGTCTAGACTATAGCCCCCCTGTACCTATATTGTGTGCAGGGGGGTTTTTTTGTATGAGATCTACTAAAATAAAAGAAGACGCTTTCAAGCCCCGTAATTCAATTACGGGATACACAGTTGAAAAATCTAAGAAGACTCAAAGATTCTTAGAGCTGGCCAAGAACATGGCCAGGCAAAGCAAATATGGTAAAATTAGACATGGCGCTGTGTTGGTAAAGGGCGGCTCCGTTATCAATGCTTCTTACAACAAGGATAATTTTAGTGCTTTTGGCAACCGGTTTCGTACACCGTCCTGTGGGCAAGCAACACATCATGCGGAACTAGGATGTATACTCGGCCTGAACCGAGCTAAGACATCTGGATCTGCTATATATGTTGTCAGAATTAACAGGGACGAAGAATTTAGACTTTCCAAGCCTTGTGCTATGTGCCATGATGTATTAAAATATGTTGGTGTTAAAAAAGTTTATTATACCACTGGAGACGACACCATTGAAATGTATAAATTATAAACTACTTATTGTATTGGAGGATAATTTATGCATGAACTAAAAAAATTGGTACAGGAAGTGCTAGATGACACGCTTTGGGAGTCGGAAGTGATTATGCGTTCAGATAGAAGTGAAAACATCACAATAATTACTGATAACTTGCGTGGTGTTTGTGGCATAACCGTTGTTACGGTAACGGGCCCGGCAGAACCGATCAATTTAACAGTCGAGCGAACTATATTAAGAATTAAGTTCTTTAGACAAGAACCAACAATAGACCAGCATCTAAAAAGGATGTCTATAGACGCTAGAAAGATCAGCGGCGTTTATTCATTCATCCCTAAAAATGCGAACAAAGTGGTCAGCAGAATTTATAGACCAGATCGCTCACACATGATCGCTCAAGAAGAATAATATTATAAAAAGGTAGAAAATGCACGACGGGAAAGAGTGCTGATCATTGATCAACTGAATTTGTTTTTTAGAAACTACATTGTTAATCCCAGCTTATCAACTAACGGCGCCCCAATTGGGGGGTTGAAGGGATGTTTTCAGAGCATCCAAAAGATAAGCCGAGAATCCAAACCTGATTTAATTATCATTTGTTGGGACGGAGAAGGTGGATCTAAAAAGCGCAAGCTATTAAAGAAGGATTACAAAGCCGGCCGCAAGCCAATTCGATTAAATAGAGGCATAAGAAATATGTCTGAGGATCAAGAGGTAGAAAATAAGATTTGGCAACAGACTAGGTTGATCGAGTACTATAACCAGACGCCTATTATTCAATTCATGTTTAAAAGCACAGAGGCTGATGATATTGTCGCCTATCTTACACAAATAAAGGAACTGGAGAATGCTGAAAAACTTATTATCTCTAGTGACAAAGATTTCTTTCAGCTTTTAGACGCCAAAACAGTACAATACCGACCGATACAAAAAGAGGCTTTAAACAAAAATATTATTTTAGAAAAATTTAATGTGCATCCATCTAACTTTGCCATGGCAAGGGCTATGGAGGGTGATAAATCAGATAATATCGAGGGCATCGGCGGCTTGGGTTTGAAAACTGTGGCCAAACGATTTCCTTTTTTAAAAGAAGAAAAAGCAGCTAGTTTTACAGATGTAATAGAACATTGTAAAAAGATGGACCAGGAAACAAATGTGAAAGCATATCAAAAAGTATTAGATAACGAAGATATCTTGAGAAGAAATTATCATATGATGCAGCTTTATACTCCTATCCTTAGTATCGAAGCAAAAAAGACTATCCGCGACACAATCAAAAACCCGGATCTTTCTTTCAACAAGACAGAGTTAATTAAGATGATGATAAAAGATGGTTTTGGAGAAATTAATTTTATCGAACTCTTCCAGCAGTTTAACAGAATCTCCATAGACAATCGTTAGATTGTAACTAAAATATTATTACTGGAGAACAGAATGACTAAAGAGCTTAGCTTCTCGAAATATGGGAAGCAGTTTCAAGAATCACTAGCACAAATGATCCTTGAAGATCGGCCGTTTGCTGATCAAATTGAAGAAGTAATTGACACTAGATTTTTCGAACTGAACTATCTTCGTGTTTTTACATCAAAAATCTATGAATATCGTAAGAGGTATGGTGTACATCCGACTAAGAAGATCTTAGCTTCAATTTTAAGAACGGAGTTGACAAGCCTTAACGAATCTATACAAAAGCAGGTAAGAGATTACTTTGCCAGAACTTGTATTAAGGGTGTCGAAGACAGCCAATATATAAAAGATACCAGCCTGGATTTCTGCAAGAAACAAAAGCTCAAAGAAGCATTAATGCAGTCAGTGGACTTGATCCAGAATTCCTCATATGGCGAAGTGCGCAAGGTGATTGACGATGCTCTTAAGCTTGGTACTGACAACAACTTCGGTCATGACTTTCTGAAAGATTTTGAGTTACGATATGAGATCAAAACTAGAAATCCAGTTTCTACCGGTTGGGAAAAAATTGATTCTTTGATGAAGAAGGGCTTGGGTTCTGGCGAGCTTGGAGTTGTAATTGCTCCCACGGGCGCCGGCAAGTCAATGGTCCTGGCGCATCTAGGTTCTCATGCGATTAAAGATGGCAAGAGCATTGTACACTATACCCTGGAGCTTTCTGAGGCCGCGACCGGCCAGAGATATGACAGTTGCATTAGTGGTGTTTCTTTAAATACTCTCTTCCATCAGAAAGAAGAAGTATTGGAAGTTATTAATGATCTAGAAGGTACTTTGATTATTAAAGAATATCCTACTAAAACTGCAACGACAAATACAATAAGAACACATCTAGAAAAATTAAAAAAAAGAAATCACAAAATCGATATGATTCTAGTAGATTACGCTGATCTGCTTAGGCCGGTCACAGCTTTCAAAGAGAAACGCAATGAGCTGGAGTCTATTTATGAAAACCTACGCGCCATCGCGCAAGAGTTTAAGTGCCCAGTTTGGACCGCCTCACAGACAAATCGTACAGGATTGAATGCAGAAGTTGTAACTATGGAATCTATTTCAGAAGCCTTTAACAAGTGTTTTGTATCTGACTTTATCTGTTCTATTTCTAGAACGATCAAGGACAAAAATGCAAATACTGGCCGGATGTTCATTGCCAAAAATAGGAATGGACCGGATGGTTTAGTGTTTCCTATCTTTATGGATACGAGTAACGTAAAAATAAGAGTTTTAGCCAAGGTTGATACTCCTGTCGTTTCGCCATCGATGCGCCCAAACGAATTAGCTGATGCCTTGAGAGAAAAATATAAACAATACAGAATTTTAAAAAATCAACGACCAGGAGGAATTGACAATGGAGCTGCAGAATAGAATTTTATCAGACATTACAGTACATATGAAGTATTCTAGGTACATTCCAAGATTAGAAAGGAGAGAAACTTGGGATGAGTTAGTTACTAGAAACAAGAAAATGCACATTAAGAAGTATCCTTTTTTAGGGAACGAAATAGAAGAGGCGTATAATTACGTCTATGAAAGAAAAGTTTTACCATCCATGCGCTCCATGCAATTCGGCGGCAAGCCGATTGAAGTGGCACCTAACCGGATATATAACTGTGCTTACATGCCTGTCGATCATATCGCTTCTTTTTCTGAGTGCATGTTTCTCCTTCTCGGTGGCACTGGTGTTGGATTTTCTGTTCAAAGGCACCATGTTGATAAGCTCCCCGAAATTCAGAGGCCAACTTCGAAAAGATCTCGCCGGTTTCTTATTGGAGATTCGATTGAAGGGTGGTCCGACTCGATAAAAGTTTTGATACAATCTTACTTTAAAGGCGGCTCAAAAATAAAATTTGATTTTTCTGATATCCGTCCGAAGGGAAGCAGACTAGTTACTAGTGGAGGCAAAGCTCCCGGTCCTCAGCCGTTGAAAGAATGCCTCCTTAAGATTCAGGGTATCCTTGACGAAAAGGATAGTGGAGATAAGCTTGAGCCTATTGAAGTACACGACATTATTTGTTATATTGCTGATGCTGTTCTTGCCGGGGGGATTCGCCGGGCTGCTCTTATTTCGCTTTTTTCCGCAGAAGATGAGGAGATGCTTGCCGCCAAGACAGGCAGCTGGTGGGAAACAAATCCCCAACGAGGACGTGCCAACAATTCAGTTGTCCTCATGCGACATCTGATAACTCATGATTTCTTCATGGCCATATGGGAGCGCGTCAGGGAATCTGGTTCTGGTGAACCCGGGTTTTATTTTTCCAATGACAAAGATTGGGGTACTAATCCTTGCTGTGAAATTGCTTTAAGACCTTACCAGTTCTGTAATTTAACAGAAATTAATGTTTCTGATGTAGAAACACAGGAAGAATATGAAAACAGAGCTAAAGTGGCTTCTTTTATTGGCACCCTTCAAACTGGGTATACCGATTTTCATTACCTTCGAGATGTTTGGAACCGGACCACAGAAAAAGATTCGCTCATTGGTGTATCGATGACTGGCATTGCATCCGGTAAAGTATTAGACTTGGATATGAAAGCTGCTTCTCTTGTAGTTAAAAAAGAAAACCGTCGAGTAGCAAAACAAATTGGTGTTAAACCAGCAGCGCGAACTACCTGCGTTAAACTAGCTGGTACGACGTCGTTAGCTCTGGGAACGTCCTCCGGTGTGCATGCTTGGCATAGTGATTATTATGTACGTCGGATGAGAGTTGGAAAAAATGAAATGATTTATAATCATCTTGCGATTCATCATCCGGAATTGGTTGAGGATGAATATTTTAGGCCACACGATACTGCTGTTATAACTATTCCACAAAAAGCTCCCGAAGGAGCGATTACTCGATCAGAAAGCGCTTTACAGCTTTTAAAAAGAGTTAAAAAGGTTACAGAAGAGTGGGTGAAACCCGGCCACCAGCGTGGTCAAAACACTCACAATGTTTCTGCGACTGTCTCTATTAAAGACGCCGAATGGATTGACGTTGGTGAATGGATGTGGGAAAATCGTAATTATTATAACGGTTTATCTGTTTTACCTTACAGTGATCATGCCTACAGACAACCCCCATTTGAAGATTGTTCACCCGAAAAATTTCAAGTGCTTTTAGATACCCTCCAGGAAGTAGATCTTACAAAAGTTATTGAGTTAGAAGATGAAACAAATTTGAATGGAGAACTGGCTTGCTCTGGCGGCGCTTGCGAAATATTTTAACAAATCATAATTTGTTCTTATCATATAAAATGAAACATATGTTTCTCTAATCCAAAAGGAAATAAACATGAGTGACTTAACAACCAAAGAATACGTTGTAGAATATATCAAGGCATTTAAAGCAGTCGAAGATGAAATGGAGCCTTATAAAGAACATAAACGAGATCTTAGAAAAAACTATGCTCAAAATGGCTGGCTTACTAAAGATGAAATGCGACAAGCTGTGCGGGCTTATCGCATGCTTGAGAAAGGTGATGATATAAACGAATTTACTGATTTTTTTGATCAGCTGAGCAAAAAGGTTGGTGCTTCTTAATGTTGTTCCCTTTAAACAGATATTTGGTCGTTGAACCGCTAGAAGAAGAAAAAACCACTAGTGGCGTTATAATTCCGGAAGATGTTAGTATTGAATCAACTGCGTTTAAGCTAGTTAAAATTCTGGAGCCCCATCTTGACTCTGGATTAAAGGCGGGCATGAAGGTACTGGTGCCGACTCACATGATTGAGGAGGCTACCTTTTTCGGGAAAACCTACTATTTAGTATTAGAGAATCATGTTATGGGTTTCGTCGAAGAATAAGAGAATTATTTAACTTTTTAGCTTGTAACCTCTACTTAAACAAAATAAAACTATGAACTACCTACTACTAACACTACTTTTTACCAGCCCTACAACTGGAACAATTGATTTAACTCAAGGTTTTGTGAAGCCTATTCAAAGTGTGGAAATTGATAAAGGACCCACTTACGAGGAGCTTCACGATCAGGCGTTGTTTAATTGCCCATGGGCTAAAATGACAGCGACGAAAGAAGAAATTATTAGTCAGTTAATTGAAATTGAAAAGTCTTTTAACCCCCCCTCCGAGATGAGGGGCATGATCTTGGCTGCAGCCTGTATGGAATCAGGCTTCAATCCAAAAGCGAAGGGCGATAGAAAGTTTAGCAAGAACAAAAAAACTCCGATGGCTATAGGCATATTGCAATTGTGGCCAATCTATGAAAAGATGTTTCCGGGTCTAGACAGAACAAACCCGAAGCAGGCGGCTGTCGGTTGGATGAAACATATTGTTAAGCAAGTTCCAAAAGTAAGAAAAATGTGTCGACATAAGACAGAGGCCAAGATATGGCTCGCTGCCTGGGTAACGGGAATCCGCTTCAAGAAGAAAGGTGGCCGCTGCAATGAGAGACCACTTCACTATCGTTTGTTGAAGAAATGGCACAAAAATATTGAGAGAGATAGAAAAGCTGTAACAGACTGTGCAGGTCAAAATGGATGCGGTTGTTGATTTCGAGTGGGAAGACGTTGTTATTGGGGCAAGCTTAGACGCGGTCAGATTTGCTCACGATAATAATTATTTTTTAATTAAAAATCACAAGCCCTATCATCATTCCTATGAGGGCGTTGAAAAAGAGTGGGCTGATAAACTTTATCAACTTTACGATCTAGCACTTGTTCCTTTTACAAATAAATCAAATAACATAAGGATTTTTCCAGAGGACAAACTCATAAAGGTTTTTGCAGATCACAATGTGTTTGTGGTAAGGTACAAAAACTTGTATGTGTATGATGACGAAAATGTTGAAGGTTTCTCGTTAAATCGTGAGCTTCTTCATTACCGTGTGATCGACTGGTTTGATTGTCAAGGCCTATACGATCTTAGTTTCGAAGAGATCGTGACAGAAGACAGATTTGTCCACAAAATCAAGCTTTTTAAGTCCCTCCGTATCGATGGTAATCAGAGGTATCTTGATCTGCTGTGCGAGTCATTTTTAACCGAGAACCAGCTAAAAAGCTTTGATTATAGTGATACAATGGCCAGGTTCAAGATCATAGATTTACTTAAGAGGCGAGGGGCCAAAGCCAAGGTCTCTTTGTGGAAAAGAGACATTTATCCAATTTATACAACTATTTAGTGATGTGAAACTAATAATGGAAAATTGGCGTCTTTTTAGAGAACGAACCTTAAAAGAACACGATACCGGCTGGAGAACCACATACGCCAAAAAAGCAAAAGAGTTCAACCGGCATCCTGGCCAAAGATTTGTCAGAGGTCTACAATCTGCAGACCGTTCGCCTTATTATGAAGATGCCTTACGAGCAATAGCAGCTGTACGATTCCGGCTTCATAAAGAGCTTGCCCACGGTAGAAGAAAACAGGCTTTTCTATATCATTTGGGTGACATCCACGTCGAAGGCCGGGCAAATTCTAAGGTAGCAGTGGCTAAAAATTATGATGAAAATATTCTTCCGGTTCTTCACGCCGGCGTGGCGAATACAGCGGTTCGTTTTTCTAGCCAACGCTCCGAGCCGGAAGACGAACAAATGTTTGGTACTTGGGATGACCGGTCTGTTGATCACAGCAGAGGCGGCGGATACGGGGTTGTAGATCTTAATTTGGACTGGTTTTTAAATGCTCGGCTATCTCCTTTTAAATCCCACGAAGAAAGGATGGAGGCTTTGAAATTAACTGTTTATCATGAATTAAACCATATGATAGATTTTCTTTTTTCAACAGAAAAAGTAAAATATTCTGGAAAAGCCACCGGTAGAGAAGACGAGACCGCTGAGAGAGACCGCCTTCTTTCTACTAGTCAGATGAAAATAATCCAGGAGATCTATGGGGAACTCATGGCCGTGACACAGGGAGATCTAGATCTAGGGAGAGGCTTAGCATATATCGGAAAGAACCGTACTGACTATCCAGAATATAAACGGCGACCATGGGAAGTGTGGGCCCACTTGTATGAGCTATTTTATCAATTTCCTAAAGGTATTAAGGAACAAGATCTTAAAGAAGTGTGCGAATGGAGAGAACTGGATGACCAGATCGATGAGGAGAATCTTAAATTAGATATGGTTAAAGAAGAACAGCGCCTCAGAAAAAATCTTAACAGGAAGGGCTGGAGCGACTTGCTTTTGGATCATAATGACTTTGTTGGATATATGGCTTGCGAAAAAATACATGGGGGCACGGTGATAATGTTGAATCAAATAGCTTCTTTAGAAAAAGAGCTGCCGTCTAAAATTCCTGGAAGAACGGCAACAGCAGAGTAGGCTAATGAAAAAACATCTTGCAGGAATAATTCCCGTTTCAGGAATTAAATCCGATTTTGATATGCCATGGCATGAAAGTCTCATGCCAATTGGGCCAAATTATCTTGCAGTTGAGCGTTCAGTTCTTGAATGTGCGTATGCTGGTTGCAATACAATATGGATTGTGTGCAACGATGACGTCACGCCGTTGATTAGATACCAAGTTGGCGAGATGATTCAAGATCCTGTTTATAATTACAGGCATTTTGAACACAATAAGAAAGAGTTTAAACGACCAATAAGAATATACTATGTGCCTATTAATATTAGAGACATAAACAAGAGAGATAATCTAGCATGGTCTGCGATACATGGCGCAAAAACCGCCAACAAGATTTTACGAAAAATAAGCCTCCACCTAGCGCCAGATAAATTCTGGATATCTTGGCCATATGGGTACGTTGATCCCCGGGTCACACGAGAATTGAGGAAAGAAATAGCTAGTGGGCACGCCATGCTTTCTTACGAGGGCAAGACAGCTAAAGACAATTTGTATTTAGGGCTGACACTCGACATGCAGCAAGTAGAACAACTGATAACCGAGTCCAAGACCAGATCAAATGGCATGTGGGTCGATCCGGCAACGAGGCAGGAGAGATATTCGCCTGAAGAAAGATTTTCGTATAGGAATTTTACTTTACAAGAAGCATTCGAAATGTTAGAATGTTCTAATTATGGTAGAATTAATATTGATAGTTACCATAATTTAGATAATTGGCTTGATTACTGTGATTTCTTATCGTGTAATTCTTCCATTAAAAGACCAAAAATACTTAGCGCCACAGAGTGGAATGGAGTTGGTGTCGACGAGGAGGAGTAGAATGTTTAAACACTTAAAAGAAAAAAAAGTAACTTACTTACAGCATTTTATATTTGCGATGAGGGTGAGTTTAAAATTAACATTTGCATCGACAGCGTTCTTTGTACATGCTTTATTCCCGTTTATTGAAATTCCATATAATTTGAATTTAGAATCCATGGCACTATATCTCTTTGAAAGAAATAATGAACTTGAAGATTGACTCTGACTGTGATATGATTATATTGTTTCTGTAAAGAGAGGTAAAATTGGAAAGAACTGAATCTAAAATCCCATTTGTTGGGTTGCACGCTCACAGCGTTGCAGGATCCGTATTCGACGGATTCGGATATCCGCAAGATCATATGGACTTTGCTTACGAGAATGGTATGTCAGCGTTAGCTTTGACAGACCATGGAAACATGAATGGTATGTCTTACCAGGTCCTACACGCTAAGAAAATGAAGGATCAGGGCAAAAACTTCAAGCCAATTTTTGGTGTTGAAGCATACTTTGTGCCCTCCATTGAAGATTGGAAAGACGAATACGAAAAAGTTAAGCTAGATAAAAAACAAGCTAGAAAGGTCATTAACGATACAGACAAGGTCGAGGCCGAAGACGAAGGCGCATCGAAGAGCAAATCCAAGAGTATAATCAATTCTAGCGGGCATCTCGTATTGGTGGCGATGAATCAGACCGGGCTAAACAACATTTTTAAAATTGTATCTGATTCACACCAGGGCGACAACTTCTATCGGAAACCACGCCTGGACTACAAACTATTAAAAGAATATGGCGACGGTATCATCGCGTCATCGGCATGCCTAGGCGGGGTATACGCTAAAGATTACTGGAACAACCGAGAAAGCGGTTCGGAGTCTGTTTTGGAGGCCATGCGTACAACTACTCGACGCATGATCGATTGTCTAGGAGACCGTTGGTACGGTGAGCTTCAGTGGAACAATGTACCGGAGCAACATGAACTGAATAAGCATGTCATCCAGATGCACGAAGAATTTGGTATCGAGCTTATTTCTACGGCTGATTCTCACTATCCAAGCGCAGAAGCATGGAAGGATCGCGAGCTTTATAAACGCCTAGGCTGGCTTGGTAAATCAAAAACACCAGAGTACCTTAAGTCGGAACTTCCAGTCGACATCGATGAAATGGGCATGGAGTTATACCCAAAGAACGGAGACCAGATGTGGGAATCGTATAAGAAGTACTCGAAAGAGTGCGGCGTTTCTTATGACGACGATCTTGTATATGATTCCCTTGTAAAAACTCACTGGATTGCTAATGAAAGAATCGAGGATTTCATGCCAGACGACACGGTTCGTCTCCCGGGATTTGTCATTCCAGATGGCGAAACTGGTGAACAGACCTTGGTCAAGGAATCTATTGCAGGCCTGAGGAAGCTAGGGTTGACTGATAACCAAGAGTATGTTGATAGACTCAAGCACGAGCTTACTGTTATAAACAACCGAGGATTCAGCAAGTATTTTCTCACCATGAAGGCGGTTTCAGATACAGCGAATCAGCACATGCTAGCAGGCCCCGGTCGGGGCTCGGCAGCAGGCTCCTTGGTCTCCTATGTGCTGGGAATTACCCAGGTCGACCCAATCAAATATGGCTTGCTATTTAGTCGGTTCCTGAGATCAGACGCGACTGACTACCCAGACATCGACTATGATGTTAGCGACGCATTTGGATTAAAAGAGATTTTAGCTAAGGAGTGGGGAGAAACTACAGTTGTACCAATTTCTAATTTTAATACGCTGCAACTTCGCTCGTTAATCAAAGACATCGGTAAATTTTACAATGTGCCCTGGATCGAAGTTAATACCGTGACCGGCAGAATGGTCAAAGAGGCAACCCCAAAAGCCAAACAAGACCATGATATTAAATCAGGTGTTTATATTCCAACTTTTGAGGAGGTAATGAAGTATTCTGAATCTTTGATCAATTTCCTACAAAAATACCCTCACATTAAAACACACGTCGAGGCTCTCGTCGGTCAAGTAAGATCGACTAGCCGACACGCCGGCGGAGTTGTAATTGGCGAGGACCTAGACAAACACATGCCTCTTATATGCTCTGGTGGCGTGATACAAACTCCTTGGTCTGAAGGACAAAACGTACGCCATTTAGAGCCGCTCGGCTATATCAAATTTGATTTGTTAGGTCTTTCAACTCTTGAGATGATTCAGAGCGCCGTCGGCCATGTTCTTAAAAGATATCATGGAGTTGAAAATCCAACCTTTGCTGACGTTAAAGAATACTATAAGAACACTTTGCATCCGGACGTACTAGATTTGGATGACAAAAAAGTGTATAGAAATATTTTTCAGAAAGGAAAGTTCGCCGGCATCTTTCAATTCACCAACTCGGGAGCCCAGCGGCTGAGCATTAATTCTAAGCCAAATGATATTATTGATATCTCTGCTATCACTTCGATTTACCGCCCGGGCCCTCTAGGCGCTGGAGTTGACAAAGCGTATATCAAAGCGAAGAAGAACAAGGGTGCTAATTATCTTATTGACGCTGTTGAAGAGGTAACCAAAGAAACTTACGGTTTTCTTATTTTTCAGGAACAAATTGCTTTGTTAGCCCATAAGTTGGGCGAAGACATCTCCTTAGAAGAAGGCAACAAACTACGTAAACTCCTGACTAAAAAGGGTACAGGCAAGGGCCAGGAAGAGAAAGAGACGATTAGGGAGAAATTCATTAGAGGGTGCCTTAACAAGTCGATACCAGCCGACACGGCCAAAAGCCTTTGGCAAAACTTTGAATATTTCTCAGGTTACGGCTTTAACAAATCGCATGCTGTATCTTATTCTATTCTATCTTACCAATGCGCTTGGCTATTTAATTATTACCCTGAGTGCTGGATGGCTGCTTTCCTAGACAAGGAGCTTGAATCACGCAAAGAGGCAGCAATCGGCTTGGCTCAGAAGTTTGGCTTTGAAATTGAAAATATTAATATTAATACTTCGACCAGACAATGGGAAATCAGTGACGATGGCAAAACCCTTATCCAACCCTTTAGCTCGATTAAAGGTCTGGGCGACAAAGCAATTGAACAAATCATGCAGAACAGACCGTTTGAAAAAATTGAAGACATTCTGTTTAACGAAGATATTGTCCACGCCAAACTAAACAAAAAAGCCTTGGACGTATTATGTCGCTCCGGAGCGCTGGACGATATAATTGATGATCGTTTTAATGGCTGTAAGCATTTCTGGATATCGTGTATACAAGATAAGCCAAAAAGCCAAAAGAAATTAGATGAGAATATTGAAATTTATTCACCAGAAGAAGATTTTACCTCTGAGGAAAAGATTGAGTATGTTTCTGATCTAACTGGTATATTCCCTTTTGATTTGGTTATGACACAAGAGATTAGAGACTCTATCGAAAGAAATTGTGTTCCAGCTTTAGGTAATTGGGACAAAGACTTGGGTGTTGCTTGGTTTATACCAAGAGAGGTTATTCCTAAGAAGACCAAAAATGATAAACCATACTGGATTCTCAAGGTAATAGATGATACTTCAACGATGACTACGATTAGATGCTGGGGGGTAAAGGAGTATGACCAAATCTATTTAAACCGTCCATACGCAGCAAAACTAGACCACAATAAAGATTGGGGTTTTAGCACGAGATCACTTCGTTACAATTTTAAATTGTTAGGGTAAATATGGGAAGTTTAAAAAGAAAAATGACTCGAACAAAACTTAAGCGTTTTAAGAAAGACATTAAGAAGCGAATGAAACAACAACTTACAATGTTTGACAAATTGAAAGACGAGTGTGCTGCATGTGAAACTCCTTTTGATAGAAAATCAAAAGAACACGCGCAAACTTGGAAAGTGGTTGTCAGGGAGGAAGAGGAAGTTGTAAGGTTATATTGTCCTGAGTGCTGGGACAAGGCAAATAAATTAATTAAGGAGGCACAAGATGATATTGGAATACGAGGCTCGACCGGGAGCGAAGGCACCGACGAGAGCCAACCCTAGTGACGCAGGCTTGGATGTTTATTTTTGTCCAGCCGATCCACATGTTTCTGTTGTAAGATTAAAGCCGGGAGTTAACATGATGTTGGCAACTGGTTTAAGTTTTGGAATTCCACATGGATATATGTTACAAGTGTGTAACCGGTCCAGCATGGGGGTAAAGAGATCATTGATCGTAGGTGCACATATTATAGATAGCGGTTACGATGGTGAGGTGTTTATTGATTTACATAATATCGGCCAAGAAGAACAACTTGTTTGTGTGGGGGACAAGATTGCACAGCTAGTTATGGTGCCAGTGGTGCACTTTAGGGCGAGACAAACTACGCATGGTCTATATCGCGAATCAATTACAATCTCTGGAAGAGGCGACGGCGCCTTAGGAAGTACAGACGACACTGTAGCTGAAAACTCTCTTAACGGCATGCCAGTTGGGGGTTTTTAATGAAGATTAATAAAGAAGAATGGAATCGTAGTGTTTATGAATACCCCTTCCGAGAGAAACTCCCACCCGATCCCAAGCCGGATCCACAAGATGATTTAAAAAAACAAGATGTTATTAAACATATTACCGAACATATGAAAAAAGCCAAAGACCAGGTAATAAAAAAAATACGTGGTGTACATAAAAACATTAAAAATATTTTGGAGAAAGTGTAATGAAACAAGCCTATTCCTTCGATGATGTATTGTTAGTACCAAAATTTAGTGACATCGAAAGTCGCTTTTCTGTTAAAATTGGTAATGATTTAGACGAGAATATTCATTTAGACTTACCTGTTATTTCAAGTCCAATGGACACCATTACTGAAAGTGACATGGCCCTGGCCATGGCCGGAGCAGGAGGCTTGGGTGTAGTGCACAGATATAATACTGTGCAAGAGCAGGCTTCAATTGTGTCGGACGCTTTTTTTAAGTATGGAGATATAAAAATAGCCGCGGCTGTTGGCATGACTGATTTTGACGACCGCTCCCACGCGCTAATTTCTGTAGGCACTCAAATTATTTGTATTGATGTGGCCCACGGTCATCATGTTATGATGGAGCGGTGCATAAAAACCTTAAAAGATAAATTTGGAGACAGGGTACATTTGATGGCTGGAAATGTTGCGACACTAGAGGGATTTGATGCTCTGGCTTCCTGGGGCGCGGATTCTGTTCGTGTTGGCATAGGCGGCGGTTCAATTTGCTCAACCAGACTAGTCACTGGTCATGGAATTCCAACTTTTCAAAGTATTGTAAATTGCGCGCAGACCAACTATGACGTTAAAATAATTGCTGATGGCGGCATTAAAACTGCCGGCGGCATAGTAAAAGCTCTCGCAGCTGGTGCAGATTTTGTGATGATAGGTGGAATGTTCGCAGGACATGATGAATGTGACGGAGAAATAGTAGATGGTAAGATGAGGTTCTATGG